CCAGATGTGGCAAAGAATACAAGCATTACAGTATCTTCTGGTGTTACACCAATTATGGTTGGTGGCACAGATGCCAATGGCGTAGATCTATACTTGACAGCAACTGGCTCAACTTTACAGTTGACAACAACTAGCGGCACATCAACCCTTACATGGGGCGGCTCAACTCCAATCTTGGCTCTTGCTCAAGACGGTGCCAATTACTATGTTCTTGCAGCGGCTGGTGTATACAAAGGACCTTTAACTGGTGCTACTAGCGGCACATTGATTTTTACCAATCCATCATTCCTCGGCACTGTAACCACAGGCGTACTTGGCTGGGTTAAACAGCGTCTTATTGCTGGTATTCAAAACGGTTTGTTTGAAATAAATAGTATTGTTTCAGTTAACGTGGCAACCACATATGTAGATGGTGCTTTTAATGCCAACATTACTACTGCAAGTAATCACAACTTTGTTGTTGGTTCAGAGGTTACGCTTTCTGGCGTAGGTTCACCATACAACGGTACCTTTACCGTTACTAGCGTACCAAGCCAAACACAATTTACTTTTTTTGTTAACAATGCTGCAGTATCTACCAATGCTTCTGCCACAGGTACTGTGCAATTGGCAAGCAATAACAATCTTCCTATCTATGTACATCCAAATCCATCATGGAAATGGTCAGCAGTTTGCGAAGGTCCAAACAACATTTATGTATCAGGTTACGCTGGATCTTATTCATCTATTTTTCGTTTAGCATTAGATACAACAACAGGAAATATTCCACTACTTACCCGTAGCCTTGAGGCAGCCATTATGCCTACAGGTGAACAGATTTACTGCATGGGTGCATACCTTGGTAAATTTATTGTGCTTGGCACAAACAAAGGTATTCGCATTGGTACCATTGATACATCGGGTTTTGTATCTAACGGTTATATTACTTATGGTCCATTGATCGTTATTACTAATGGCTATGACCCAGCCAGCGGAACAATACTGTCTGGCTACGCTTGCCGCAGTCTTACCTTTAATGATCGTTATGCCTATGTAACCATCTCTGACTATATTGACAATGGCGATAGCACATATTCATCTGGTTTAATTAAGATTGACCTTAGCCGTGACTTTGGTACGCTTCAAATGGGATGGGCAACACATCTTCGTGTGCCATCAACAGCAGAGGCTGTAGCCGTTTGCGTCATGGGACAAACAAATAAACTTGTTATTGGTGTTAAAGGCACTGGCATATATCAACAAACAACTACATTGGTTAACAATGGCTACCTTCAAACAGGTCAAATTCGTTACTTTACTCTTGAAGACAAACACTTTGAGTTGGTTAAATTACGTGAAACACAACCAATGCAAGGACAACTTAAGATAAGTAGCGTGCTATCAACTGGTGCAGTTACTGATATTATTACAGTAGATAATACATTTGATTTTACGCAAGACATTTCTGGTCTTGATTCTGCGGCAGATAGATCTGCTCAGGAATCAATTGCCCTTAAGTTTACTTTTTATTCAGCATCTGGGCAACAAGTAGGTCAAGAAGATTCATTTAACGGCTATCAACTTAAAGCACTTCCTGCTGTTCGGCGTGAACGTATTTATACAATCCCTGTTCTTAATTTTGATTTTGAAGGTGACAAGTACAACATGACTACTGGCTATGAAGGCCGTGCTATGGAAAGACTAACATCCCTTGAATCAATTGAATCCAATGGTGATGTTGTTATTTTTCAAGATTTTACCAATGGAGAAACAATTAGAGGTGTTATTGAAAGTCTTTCTTTCAGTAGAGAAACACCACCTGAGCGTAGATTTACTGGCTTTGGTGGCATCATTACCGTTCAATTCCGAACCGTCGTATAACAGATAGGGCATACTGCAAATGACCAGCACGGATTTAACTACCATTCTTTACAACGGTGTATTTACTGTTGGAGCAACTGCTACAGGCGTATGGTACGTTTTTAAACATGGTGTTAAAAATGTTATGAAGCAAGAATTAGAAGACCTTCAGACAATTAAGCATGAGGTAACACCTAATTCAGGCGGCTCCCTTAATGATGCTATCCGTAAGCAAGTCATTCCAATGGTTGAGACTTTAGTTGAGCGTCAGCAAGAAATAGCAGTTGATGTAGCAGTCCTTAATGGCAGGTTTGAACAACACGTCAGGGAGCATAATGATTAACTCATTAAAGCAAAAATATATCCACGAAACAACTGGTGATGTACTGACCTTTAGTGAGCAAGTATCATGGAAGATCCAAGGCATTATTCGCAATTGGTTCTTTGTAGTTATATGGTCTGGCGTTACTTTTGTTTGGTGGCTTCAACCTACATGGTTTACAGACACACACGCATATATTAAATGGATGAATCTAGCCTCATGGCTAGCAGTAACCGTAGAACTTATCATTGGTATTGCCATGATTGGGCAGACTAAACGAGATGCTCTCATCATACGACACATTCTCAAACTTGAGAAACAAGAATTAGATCATTTGAAAGAAATTATTGAGGATATGAATGACAACATATGAACCTAGATTTGGTGATTACGGAGTGGTTAAAACCAATGGTTTCTTTGGTTGGCTTATTCGTCTTGGTACTTTTTCTCGTTGGAACCATGTTGTTGTCTATGTCGGCAACGGAGACATTATCTCTGCTGATCCGCGTGGGATAAAGAAAAAGAAAGCCGCTGAGTATTCAAGTATTGCTTGGAACCAACATGAGGAACTAGATGACAATCAAAGGATGCAGATTGTTAACGCTGCCCTTGAGACTGTTGGCAAGCCATATGATTTTTTTACTATCATTGATATAGCCTTGCGAAGCCTTGGGCTTAAAGTATTGACCAAAGGAATTATTAGTCGTCTTGCTCAAAGCGATGGTTACATCTGCTCTGAATTGGTAGCCGAGTGCTACCGCAAAGGTGGGCTAGTCATTGCTGAAAAAGATTATTTGTGTACCCCAGGAGATTTGGCTGAAAGGTTGATCTGGCAATGAGCAGTGGCTTGGATATAGTCAACATTGCTCAGAAACAGATCGGCTTTATTGAAGGACCTAATAACGAAAATCCATATGGCACTTGGTATGGAATGCCTAATCAAAGTTACTGCGCCATGTTTGTTAGTTGGGTATTTGATCAAGCAAAGTTATCTGCGCTAGTTGCCGCTGAAACATCCAAAGGATTTAGTTACTGCCCAGTAGGTTTGAGTTGGTTTCAGAAGCATGGACAGATAGTTCCTAAAGGAACGGGCCGTCCTGGCGACATTGTCTTTTATGATTTTTCTGGCAAAGGCATTCCTGAGCATGTCGGTATCCTTGAGAACTGCTCAACGGCAGGATTAACAGTCATTGAGGCTAACACCAGCCCTGACCATGCCACTGGCTCACAAGCAAACGGCATAGGCGTCTTTCGCCGTCATCGCCCTTGGCTAAACGTCATTGCCATTGCTAGACCTAATTACCCAACACCTGTCAAGCCTTCTGTGCCTACCAAGAACAAGATGCTAGCAACGGGAGTTGCAGGCGCAACTGCCCTTGGTGGTGGTGGAATGGCCCTGAGTAATAATCTTGGCTCATCTACGCCTAGCGTCAAGGCTCCAACGGTCATCGTAGCCCCGCCATTCCCTGGCACAGCAGCCTTTAAAGTGGGTTATAAGACTGCAGCAGCCCTAATTGTAGAGAGAGCCTTAGCCAATGCAGGATTGCTACCTCAGAATCAAATTTTAGGTACATTAACAGCAGAGGATCTAGCCCTCGTGCCTGTCTATCAGAGCAAATATCCTGGGCTTAAAAAAGAAAAGGGCATTGGCCCATTTACCTACTCGTCTATGACGGCAAAGGCTGGCTCATAATGCCATTTAAGTTTGATATGACAAACCCAAAAACTGCTGTACTTGGCGGTTTGGCTGGGTTGGTTACATGGAAAGCAAGCAATTTTGCCATTGATCCTGTACACTTAGGAATGGTTGCAACTGCTGTTGCTGCTGGTACTGCGACGCCAAAGCCTTATGGCTCACCGTTGCAAGATCCAGAGGCTACACATTCAGCCACTCCATATGTTGACAATGTAGAGGAAGAATAAATGAAAATATCATCACGCGAAAAAGCACTGTTTGAACATTACATTCTTGCAACAATTGCAAGCGGTGTAGCCATTTATCAAACTGGCAATCATCACCTAAAGGCTGTGGCATGGGCTGCTCTTGTTGGAGTAGTTGGTCCACTACTTGCTCGCATCAATCCTAATTCATTAGTGAACAAGGCTTTGCCTGTAGTTCACACACCAATAGTTCCAGCATCTGCGCCAACTACAACTAAGTAAAACTTAATAGCAGTTAAACCGCCCTACCGTTAATTCGGTGGGGCGGTTTTTTTGTTTTCCCAATCTTTATTTACCTGTGTTTTAAGCCTGTGGCAATTGGCGCATAGTGTCTGTAAGTTAGATGGATCATTGTTTTCATGGTTGCCGTCTATATGGTCAACATCCAATTGACTTCTATGCTCAGCAATAAAACCACAAACTTCACAATGAGGTTTTTTAATTTTAGCGTGACGTGAACGATACTCGTTATATCTATTGCGACACGACCAACCAGTTTGTTTCTTTTTAAGACGGGTAGGTCCACACACTGAACAGATACCCGTGCGTGTAGCGGGATGTTTAAGAAGTAACCTGTGGTAAGGTTTTTCCATGTCCAAATTGTACCATAAAAATGCTTTTCCCGTAGGGCTATCCGCGTTGCCGCCCTATCGTATTGGCGCCCTTCAGGCGCCTTTTATTAACCGCCGTCGCTTCGCTCCGATTATACACACACTCCAAACCAATGGCGCAACTTGACACGCCAGTTGCATGACTTGACACGCCACGCATACCCATCTGCTACCCTTATCTCATGGCAGAAATAACAGTACAACATAGATCGTTTAGTTCATTCACATCATGGCTACGTTGCGGTAAAGCATGGCAACTAGAACGTGGTATGCAAGCACCTTCAGACCCAGCATGGTGGTTTGTTGGCGGATCTGCGTTTCACGCAGCGGCAGAGCAATATCTGCTACAACTATTTGAAAAAACCAAAGACGATTCTAAGACAGTAGAAATACCATTTTAATGCTTTCTTCTGACCTACGCTCACTTGGACCTATACGCGTATGCGTTTGTGGTTCACAATGGTGGAACGTCAAGGTTATGTTTGATGAAGATTATGAAGTGGGTCAGTACTTGACAGAGGCTACTTGCGTAGAGTGTAATAGTCTTGCAACTGTAGTTACAGAATTGGATAAGGAATAACATGGGAAAGAAACGCGCACAAATCATTACCAAGGCTGCCTTTGAGCAGGCTTTTGTTGAGGCTGAAATCCTTATGCGTAAAGCACTTGGCGACATGATTGCTAAGGAAATACTTAACGAGACTAATCCTGCTACGATTGTGGGACTTAAAAAAGCACAGGAAATAGTAGTTGGAAAAGAGATAGAATGAGTTGGGATAAGATTTGGCAGGATGCGTTTATAGCGCAGATTGCCGAACAAGAAACAAAGACTGGTACCAATCCGCAAGATTGGCGCCGCGGTGGACGTGCTTCTAAAGCCAACCCTGACAAGGAAAATGGCGCTTGGTGGGATGTCAATGGCAAGCAGATGTTCTTTAATTTCATCAACGCTTGGACTGAAAGTCAATTTGAAATTTGGGTAACGCCTCAAGGCATACCAGGAATTGAAATTGGTTTTAACCAATTGTTTGGTGAAGTTCCAATCAAAGGTTTTGCCGATGCAATTGTTACCTTACCTAATGGTGAGATAGCAGTGATTGATTTTAAAACAGGTTCATATACTCCTGACTCAGCAATGCAATTGGGTGTGTATGCCTGCATGATGGAAATGACTTTTGGTATCCGTCCGACTCGTGGCTACTTCTACTCTGCTCGTAAGGCAGAGTTTGAAGAAGCCTCTGGGTTGGATCGTTGGACCATACCTGTTTTTACAGAACTGTTTGCCCAGTTTGAGCGTGGCTTACAGGCAGAAATTTTTTTGCCAAATATTGGCATGGCATGTGGCACTTGCGGCGTAAAAGATTACTGTTACGCAGTAGGTGGACAATTAGCCCAGATTTACGACCCACTAGCAAACGCAAAGAAAGAAGGAAAAACAAATGGCAGCAGCCGAAAGCACAAAGTTCCAAGTCAACTTTAAGTTGCACGACGGAACATTAATCAACATCTACGCACAAGATCAAAAGGAATTGGAAGCGTCATTGACGACTATCCAAGATACTGCAACTCTTATTGGAGCAACTGCTGGTTCACTAGGTGGCGGTAACGCCGCTAGTTATGTAGCCCGCTCATTTAACGCAGAAGTTGTAGGTACTGCACCTGCATTTACACCTGCTGTTATTGCCGATGGACATTGTAAGCATGGTGCATTGGTATGGCGTGAGTCAAAGCCAGGCGCACCAAAGGAATGGAAAGGTTGGTTTTGCCCATCACCAAAGGGTACTCCCGACCAATGCGAGCCTAAGTTCGTAAGATAAACTTAGATGCTGTCACTACATCAAGCGGCAGCGAAAAGTACCAATGATTACGCACTACTGCCTGACCTATTCCCACCGCTAGCAGCGGAAGGGATTAGGTTTAGGCGGGGGCAACTAACTATGATTGCTGGCCAACCTAATGCTGGTAAATCTTTATTAGCCCTCTATATGGCAGTGCAGATGAAGGTGCCTACGCTGTATATCTCAGCAGATACAGATGGTTATACCACCGCGATTCGTTCTGCGGCAATGGTAACTGGGCATAGAGTTTCAAGCGTAGAAGAAGCATTTGCTAGTGGAACTGGACAAGATTTTTATGGTTCAGAACTAGAAAGCATTAAGCATTTACAGTTTGATTTTGCTCCATCACCTACACTAGATGAGATTGATTTATCCATACGAGCCTATGCGGAAGCATATGGTGAGTATCCACATATGATTATTGTGGACAACGCGATGAACGTTGTATCCCTACACAATGATGAATGGTCTGGCTTACGCGAAATTGCTAAGGCTATGCACCACATTGCTCGTGAGACGCAAGCAGCAGTAATGCTCTTGCACCATACCACTGAGAATGAGGGACGTCCTGATATTCCACCTGCTCGTAAAGCAATTCAAGGCAAGATTGCACAACTACCTGAAATGATTTTGACAGTGGCACTTGTGCCATTTACTGGTGAGTTTCGTGTTGCCTGTGTAAAGAATCGTTTTGCAAAGAATAGCGCCGACGGCAGTCAATACGTAACTTTATGGTCTGATGCAAGTAGAATGACACTATACCCAGATCGGGCAGCGTTATCTATTGGAACCACATGGAGTAACATTGAGTAAGATCATTGAGTTAAACAAAGATGAAGTACGTGTTTGTACTAATCTTGCAACAGAGCGTTGGCTTACTAAGTTTGGCTCAATTGACAAACCCAATTATGCCGAAGGCAAAGCCGCTGGTCGTTTGGAACATGAGTTGTTAGCCAATGTCAGGGCTAATATCTCTGAATGGGCAGCAGCAAAGACTTACAATCAAACTTGGTCCGTTCCCTGGTACCCAAATGAATTGCATCCAGAGCGTAAAAACCTTGCCGATGTAGGTAGTAATTATGAGATACGCACCGTCCGTACTCGTGATGCTATTCCTTTTTGGAATAAAGATATAGATAAAGTAATTATCGGCACAAAGATTTTAGATGAAGAATATTATAGTCAGGTAGAAGTTTACGGAAAGTTTAACCCGTTTCAATTTATGAATGATAAATACCGTGATGAAAGCATTGGCGGTTGGCGAGTACCAGTATCGGAGTTGAAGCATGAGTAGTTACGGTAAGCGTAAAGGTTCAGCATTTGAGACTGGAATCTTAAAGTTTCTACGATTAAAAGGTTTGATGGCAGAGCGTTTGCGTCTTGCTGGCAAAGATGATGAGGGTGATATTGTCTGCATGGTTGCGGGTCAGCCTTATATCTTTGAATTAAAAGCAACGGCAAAGATGGATCTACCACAATTTTGGCGAGAGGCTGTGGCTGAGGCAGCCAATTACGCCAAGGCTAGAGGGATTGATCCAGCGCCACCTGCATATGTCATCGTCAAAAGGCGTATGGCATCGCTGGATCAGTCTTGGGTCATACAAGATTTAAACCAATGGTTGAAGGTGACAGGTGGTATTGAAGCCTGATCTAGCCACAGTGCTAGAACATTACGGTGTACGCATTATGCACCGTCATGGCTGGATACCATGTAAGTGCATCATGCACGACGACAGTCATGCTAGTGCCGCTTACAACTTAGATACGCAAGGATACAATTGCCTTGTATGTCAAGTGTTAGGTGATGTATATGATGTAGTATCGCGGATGGAAAACATAAAGGAGTTTAAGGATGTTAAACGCAGAGCAGAAGAAATCGCTCACGGAAGCAGCAGAACGATATTCCAGCAATCTAACACCACAGGCTCTCTCCTACCTAGAGGCACGCGGCATAACCAAGGAGATAGCAAGCAAGTACCTTCTTGGAAGCGTCGTGGAGCCTAGTGCTGGGCATGAACATTCCACTGGCAGATTAAGTATTCCGTACCTTACGCCGACTGGTGTAGTGGGAATGAAGTTTAGGACGATAGATGATGGCACTCCGAAATACCTTTATCCAACTGGTCAAAAGGTCGGGCTATTTAACGTTAATGATCTTCACATATACTCTGACGTTATTGCCATTTGCGAAGGAGAGATTGATACGATTATTCTTTCGGGCATCGTGGGCATACCATCTGTCGGTGTTGCGGGAGTATCTCAATGGAAGCCTTGGTTCCCAAAGTTATTTGAAGGCTACACGCGTATTCTTATATTTGCAGACAATGATGTTAAAGAGGACGGGCGTAACCCTGGCCAAGAACTTGCTAAAAGAATAAAGGAAGACTTAGACAAAGCAACTGTAGTTATGTTGCCTGATAATCAAGACGTCAATGAAGTGTTTCTTGACCAAGGCGTTGAATGGTTCTATGATAGAATAAAGGCATGACAACTATAGCCGCGATTGAAGGCCCAGACTGGGTCATGATCGGGGCTGATTCTCAATCCTCTAGCGAGGATGGCTTTAGTATCAACATACCCAATGGCAAAGTATTTAAAAATAACAATCTTGTATTTGCTATGGCTGGGTCAGTACGCGGTATTAACATTCTTGAACATGATTTTATCCCGCCAGTACCTAATGGTAAAGACATAGATAAGTACGTTACTAGGCAACTCATTCCAGCAATTCGTAGATCTTTCTTGGATGCGGGCTATGAATTTAGCAAGGCTGACTCAGCCGTTGAGCATGACAACATTATTATTGTGGCAGTCAAAGGTAAAATTTATTGCATCAATGAGGACTATTCATGGGAGCGTAACGCCGACAATCTTTATGTAGCAGGCAGTGGCGAGAAGTTCGCTCTTGGTGCCATGACTGCGCTGGGTGGTGGGACGTTGATTGATGATCCAGTTAAGGCTCGCAAGATTATTACAAAGGCGCTGCAAATTGCCAGCAAGTATGATTCATTTACTGGCGGAAAGATAACAGTTAATCTTATTCAGGAAGCCAAGTGAATGCCCACCTTTATGTATGGGCCAAAGGATGGCGCACAAGTGCCAGAAATTTTTTGGGTGTTGGATCAGATTGAAATGGTTCAGCGTCTTACCAATGGCAAGCGTGTGGTATACTGTTATGAATTAAATGAAACAGATAAAAACTATTATTTTAGAGGGCAATTCAACGACGATCTAGGGGGAGAGAATGAGTGAGCGAGGATATGAAAATAGCGTTAAAGTTATTGACCGATTTGGGATTCAACATAGTGAAGATTCAAAACCCAAATCAAATCACAATTCAAATCCCACCTTTGCATCCGCAGTCTGGGAAGTGATGGATGAAATTGGTAATCTCCTTATTACGAAGCAGTCGGACTATGGTCCAGGTAATGTTAATAACGCTTTTGGTGGGCCTATCAACGGTCTTCTTGTACGCATTGGCGATAAGTTTGAACGTCTCAAGAATCTTTACAAAAACAAAAACGTCCCGAACCATGAGTCAATTCAAGACTCGTTCAAAGACATGGCTAACTACGCAGTTATCGCGCTGATGGTTGAAAGAGGCACCTGGCCTAAAAATGATTGAAATTAAAATGTCTCATGGCGACTTATCTTTTGCCACGATTGAAGCAGTTGCTCGCTTTAATTACAACAGGGCAAAAGGTAATGACGCATCTCAAGGCCATGCTCCTACATGGGTTGAGCAAGTAGCACGTGAGATTAGCGGTTGCTTAGGTGAGATTGCCATTGCTAGATGGCAGGATAAATATCCATTTGCTTTGTTTGAAGAACGTAAGATGGGCGATGTTGGAGAATTTGAAGTACGCACAACTGCCTATTCCACTGGTAAATTACTTATTAATCATGAT